TGTACCATTAGCAATAGACGTCAAATCTACACCATTGCTTGGTATAGCTTTATCTGCGGTGGTCGTGCCGTCAGGTGCCACGGCGGCATTGGCTGTTATCGTGGCATTATCTTTAGCCCAACCCGCGTTATCAAATTCCGCCGAATACAGAGCCAAGTTCACCCGCTGCTCCTCAATCAGCAGGCCGCGCGGAGCCAGCGTGACGGGATCGTAGTCAAAGCGCGGGCCGTAGTAGGCCGAGGCGACCGTCTGCACATACGTCGAGGGCAGCGTCTGGTAGGTGACGGCTTCAAGTTGCGCGCCCCAGATGAACAGGCCGCTGGTGCCGTCAGCCGTCGCTATGGTGATCGAATTGCCTTGAGCAAGAAAGATTTGGCCTGCCGCCGCGCCGGTTGCGTTGGCAGTCATCACAAGTACGCACCGCCACCAGCCGTTGCCAAACGAGGTCATAGAAGCCGAAACAACAGACCCTGCGGAAGAAATAGTTCCGTTATTTAGGTCGTAATAAACGTTTCCGGCTGGAAATTGAGCCGAAAATCGCAAATTGATTTGGCTAAACTGATCGGCTTTAGCAAACACGGTGAGCGCGTAAGTTGTCCCGCTGGTTACTGAAGCAGACTGACCAACTGCATGGTTGGTTGCCGCCGTAGTGTCTATGACAAATCTATCCGCGTTCGCTGTACCATCGGGCGAGGTTGTAGCGTTAGCCGTGATGCTGGAGCGCGTCTTCGTCCACGCCGCGTTATCGAACTCTTCCGACCGCAGCACCAGATTGTTCGGCGCGTAGGTCACCCGCCCGGTGCTATCGACCAGCGTGGCGTTCGTCGTGCGGCTGAACGTGATGCGGCTGTCCAGCGGCGCGCCGGCTAGGAAGTTCAGCGACAGCGACGCGCCGAACTGATCGATCAGGCCACTCGATCCGCCCCACAGCCCCTGCGCGCCCTTGTACAGGCCGGTGCCGAGCGCGAGGCCGGAGACGCCGCTGTAGAGGCCGGTGCTCACCCTTACGCCCTGTTGTCGCCGGACTGGATGATGGTCAGCGTGGCGCTGCCTGCGCCGCTGTTGACGACAACGCGGACAGCCGCCGGCACGTAGGCGTAGTTGCCCTGCCGGTTCACGGTCTGGGAGACCATGTTGGCGTCCGGGTGGCTAAACCACGTCGGAGAGGTGACGGTCTGCGGGTTGTCGAGGGTCTGCTGCACCGTCCAGTTCACGGTGCCGGTGACGACGACCTGCAGTGAAATGTCCGGCCGGCCGTGGATGTCGAGGGGCGCGGTCGTGCCGTTGCCGGCTCCCGTCTGGGTCAGAACGATCTGGCGCATGGGCGTGTCCTTCTATGCTAGAGAGCAGGCCGAGCGCACTTCCATTCGCCCGGCCTGCTCTCGTGCCAATTACGCGATTGTTGCGCCGTAGTTGCTGACGATCATCCAGCCCAGCGTGGTGAAATACTGGAGCGTCACGCTGTCGCCCACATCACCAAAGGTGATCGTGGTGTAGCCGGTCTTCGTGGTCGGCGTCAGGGTGCCGTCGCCACCGTCAACGACCATCACGATGGTCAGGAGCTGGCCGTTCGCGCCGTTGGCCAGCGTCAGGGCGTCGGCGGCGGTGGTGGTCAGGCGGACGGTGCCCGAGGTGATCGGCACCGCGCCAGCGCCCGAGCGGGTGCCGACAGTGCCAAATACGCGGCCGGTCAGGTCGCCAGTAACGTCGCCGGTGACGTCGCCGGTGATGTTGCCGGTGAAATTGCCGATGAAGCCGTTGGTCGAGGTGACCGGCCCGGAGAATGTGGTCGAAGCCATGATCAGTCCTTATGCACAAGTCGCCTGTCAGTCTGTGCATCGTCCGCTGGGCCGGTCTGACAAGCTGGGGTTTGCCCAGATTGTCTATGATATAGCACATACGTTTGTGCCTTGGCTAGTAGCCCCTCGTCATCGTTAAAGAGGCCCAGACCACGATTGCAGTTCGAGCAAAGCAGGGCGCGGATCGCGCCTGTGACGTGGTCGTGGTCGATGGCGAGATCCTTCGTCTTGCCTGACGCCTTGTCTGGTGCGCGCTCAGGCTGGGCGCAGATGGCGCAGACGCCGCCCTGCTCGCGCAGCATCTCCTGATACCGGGTGGCGTCAACGCCAGCCGCCTGCCACTTGCGCTGCTTGATGTAGTGGGCGTGGCACAGGTCTTTGGCGTACAGAACGCTGTCACAGCCGTCGATCCCGCACTGTTTCGCGGGCTTCTTGCGGTTGCGATACATGGTGTGACCGTGTCGCAAAAACCGCTGGTAGTGCATCTTGCACAACCCCTTGGACTTCACGGGTTCGGCGCAGTCTTCCTCCGTACATTCGACCGGCTTTTCGCGGACGCGGCTGCGGATGGGTGAAAAGTCTGAGCCCCGCAGGCGCTGGGCATAGTGCGTCTGGCAAAGACCGCGCGCCTTGTGCGGGCGGGTGCAGCCGTCAATCTGGCAAGGCATAAAAAAAAATCTCCTCCGGTAGTTAGGTTTGTGGCCTAATACCGGAGGAGACGTTTTGCAAGTGCCTAAAAAGCGTTGCTTTTTAAGTGCTTATCAGATACCCGGAGTTCCAAAAACGCCACGGGGGTCCGTCCACCCGAACGCATAACGCTCGGTGGCCTTGTAGCGCATGCTGTCGGTTTCGAAGTCACCTTCCATCGACTTCTCAAGGCCGCGACGCATCGCGAGCTTGAGGCCTTCCGGCGCGTCGGTCTCGACCCAGAAGGCCGTGTTGGAGGTGATACGCGACAGGTTGGCCTGACCTTCGGTCAAAAGACCCAAAGATTTCACTGGGTTAATATCATTATCCGCAGTGCCGGCACGCAGTACGCTCTTCAGCAGCACTTCGGCTTGGAACACGTTGGACGGCCCAGTGACGATCTTCTTCGGCGTCAGGCGGATACGCTTGCCGTTGTTGTCAACAGCGTTGCGGATTTGGATCAGCAACTGCTCCAGCGAGGTCTGCGACAGAGCCGCAGCCACGTTGAGCTGGTTGCTGAACGTGCCATTGGCGGTCGGGTGGTTGTTGGCCACCAGCGACACGCCGTCGCCGCCCGGATACGAGCCGTTGAAGGCGCGGTTCAGGACGTTGGCACCCAGCGTTTCCTTCGTCTCGATCAGCGACTGCGCGAGGTGACGCGCATAGGTCTGACCGATACGGATGTGGTCGCCGTCTTCCACCAGCACCTTGGTCAGGGCGAAGGCCAGACCGTAGACGCGATAGACGTAGCGCTGGATGAACAGCACGCCGCCCGACTGGTAGGTGACCGGCATGCCGTCCGGCAGTTCCGGGGCAGCCCCGAAGCCGTACAGGACAGGCTCTTCATGGTAGTTCCGGGGGATGCCCTTGAACTCCTTGAAGACCTGTGACCACTCGTCCGCGCGCTGGTCATAGATGCCATTGAACTCTTCGTTCAGGATCGGTTCGACGATTGAACGAAAGTCGGTTGAACGCATAGGCGTAGCCATTGTTCAAGCCCTCCTAATTAGATGGCAGCTTTGTCAGCAACGAACTGATGTTCGCTGATCTGAACCTGCGCGATGACATAGGTGTCGCCGAAGGCGTTGTCCGGGCCGGGCGTGATGCCGACGAGACGGACAGAAGCATTGGCGGCGGCGGAGGCAACGTCCAGAGCCTGAGTGCTCAGGCCGGTAGTGGTGTTGCCCGAGATGGCAGACAGGTCGTACTGCTTGCCGATATCTGCCACGGTCAGAGCGGCGTTGCTCTGGATTTCGTAGAAGATGGTCGGGTCAAGCGTGGCGTACGCCGTGATCTCGGTGGCAACCGTCGAGGCCAACCAGCGGTTGGACACGCGGCGGCGACCTTCGCCATCGGTGAACTCGACGCCCTGAAAGACGCCGATGAAGGCGGCACCAACAGCGGCGGCGACAAGGTTGCCTTCAGTTTCGCCACCGGTGGTGGTGGGGGCGATACGTACGGGCTGGTTCTGGAAGAGGTTCTGGGCATAACCCGACGCAATCGTGAAGGCGGTGGGACGGATCACACCACTGGGCGAGTACGACGGGCGCAGACCGAACGGTGCGTTAACCGTGGCAGACATGAGCCTGTTTCCTTACAAAAGGGTTTCGGTTGGCATCAGGCGAAAAGGCCCTTTGCCGGGTTTGAACCATACCCTCCCCGCATGTCGTCCTCGTCCACGACGAGACGACCGCCAGAACGCTCGGCTTGCTCGCGCATCATCTGCGCGGTTTCCTCGAGCTTGTTCTCCTCCCGCATGGGTGCGTCGTGGTGAGCTTCCTGCATGTACCTGTAATACAGGGACAAGGGCAGCTTAGCCGCGATCATTTCCTTGACGGCGACGCAGCCGACATATTCGCCGGTCTTCATGGTGACCAGTTCCATCCCCGGAACGTCCTCGGCACGGATGAGTTCGTAGCCCAGACGCAGGCGGTGTTGGATCGTGTCGCCATTGTTCGTCGTCGTCAGCCAGCACACATGATATCCGGGGATATCTGGAATGTTGGGTAGAGCATCGTTGTACAACTGCATTCGGAACATCGCGAGCCGGTCATCTTCCGAGATTTCGCGGTTCTGCGTCGTGCGCCGATCCTGCGTCTCTCGGGGTTGCCGACTAACACCCAGTTCCTTCTTCAGGCGATCATCCATACGTTCTTCAGACATTTAGCTCTCTCCTTTTCAGCGAGCTGTGTTGCGGTCGTAGTCCTGATACGCCTTCAGGTAGCGCTTGCGAGCGACAGGGTCGTCCCAAACACCAGCGTCTAACATAGCCTGTTTGCGCTCGGGTGTCACTACTACTTCGTTCTTGGTGCTCGGCGGTGCGTATTCGCGGCCGCTGCCGGTCGGCGGAGCCTTGCGTTTGGCGGTGCGCGCAGGTGCCTCGTCCCCATCACCGATGCGGTTGGCCACGCGGCGCGTCAGCTCGTGCCAATACTCCTCGCTCGCGGGGTTCCAACCCTCGCGCGCCAGAGCGTTGTCGATCGCCTTGGTGATGGCGCTGTCCTCGTCGCGGCCCTGCGGGTCGTACCACGAGTTGGCTGACAGCCACTGCTGCGCGTAGTTCGTCACGCGCGGGTCGGCGCGCGGCGTGGTCGCCTCCTTGGCGGCGGCCTCGAAGCGATCCTTGTACGCGGAAAGCTGCGCGGCGCGCTCCTTGGCCTCGTCGCGGATGCGGAGCGCGGTCGCGGCGTCCTCACCGTTGCCGGCCTCGATCGCGCGGGCCATGATCTGCTCGGCCTGCCGGGCCTCCGCCAGTGCCTGCTGCAGTTGCTGCTGCACGCCGGCCGCGTTCTGCGTCAGCGTGTTGCCCTCGACCGCAGCCATGCGGCGCATGAGTTCGGCGTTCTGCTCGCGCAGATAGGCCAGCTCCTGCTGCGAGCGCTCCTTGGCCACCTTCTGCAGTTGGCGCCGCTTGACGCGGCTATCGCGGTTCTTCTTCGTCTTGTCGACGATCTCGTCCTCGGAGTCGTCCTCGGACGTGCCCATGCGACTGTCGTCGTCATCATCGTCCTCGTCGTCCTGCACCTCGGGCTGCTCAACCTGTTCGGTGCCGTCGGTCTCGATGACGACGATCTCGTCGTCCTTTTCGTCTACTGTATCAGCCATGATCGGCTCCTTTCAGCCTTATGGATCAGACGAACGCCTTCATCGCGAGCGGGTCGCCCGTGACTAAGCCGATCAGATCCAGATCGTTGAGGATAACGAAGATCACTTCCTGATCGTCGTCGATTTTGACCGTCCACTTGTCACCGCCGTATTTGGGGACGCGGACGAAGTCCCCCGGCGTAGCCCACGAGCCCTCTGGCCACGGCTCTTGCGTGTTGCGGTTCTTGAAGGCGAGATCACCGACGGCCACGACGCGGGCCACCTGCGTGTTCCACGTTTCGGTGTCCTTGGTGTCGCCGGTGAGGATGATGCCGCCCTTCGTCTTCTTCTTAGCCAGACGGATCTGGCACAGCACGCGGCTGCCAAAGGGCTTCACGCCCGGATCGACGGCCGGGAAGGCCTCGTCGATGCTGCCATACGCAAACTGTACCTTGTTCAGAACATATTCTTGCACGGGTGCTCCTCCGCTCAAGTGGTTAGAGATTACGGTCTTTTCGCTCTTTCTCCGCGACCATGTCGATCAACACGGTCTTGGCCAGCTCGAGACCAGCGTAAATGCCGACAACCTTTCCGTACTCGAAGAGGTCGCGGCCTTGAGGCTGCTCCAGCGCATCGCGTGCCAGATCGGCCTGCGATTGCTCCAGACGCTGCAGCAGAACCTCAATTCTCATGCAGGCGTCTTCGGCGAGTTCTTGCCGCCCATCGCGCCCTTGCCGGCACCGGTCTCGACGGCTTCGCCCATTGCCAGACGCTTGTGCATCTTGACGCCGTCCTTACCGACCGGCTTGCCCTTGGTGTCGTTCATTTCAGTCTCCTCGTTACGGGTTGATGCCGGTGCCGGTGCTGACGCCGAAGCGCTCACCCGTCTCGACTTCGAGCTTGGCCAGCTCCATGGCCGTCAGGTTGTCCTGCGTGTTCATCGCCTGACGCACCTGCATCTCGGACAGCTTGCGCTGGTTCTCGATCTGCTCGATCTGCTGGGCGGAGGCGAGGCGTGCCTGCGCCTGCTGCGCGTCGAGCTGCAGCTTGGCCTGCTCCATCTGCAGCTTGGCCTGATCGTTCTGGGCCTGCTGCTGCGTCTTGGCCGCGTCGAGCTGCAGCTTGGCCTGATCAGTCTGGGCCTGCTGCTGCGTCTTCGCTGCATCGAGCTGCATGCGCTGCGCGTCGGACTGGGCGCGCTGCTGGATCTGCTGCGCCTGCAGCTTGAGCTGCTCCATGGCCGCCTGCGTGTTCGGATCCATGGGCGGCTGCGGCGCGAGAGACTGCATGACCTGCTGCGCCTGCTGGATGACGGGCGGCAGCGACGCGAACACGTTGCCGGCCTGCTGCACCACCGTCTGCGAAGCCTCGGCCAGCATGGCGTCGAATGCGCGCTTGTCGTCGGGATCCTTGATCGCCTTCAGCACGTCGCCGATGTCCTCGCCCGTCGCCTCGGTGCCCAGCTCGAACACGCTGTAGGCGTACCACGACGCGAGGTGATCCCGGATGTGGTTCAGGATCATCGGCAGGTACGTCGGCGCGATCAGCGGGTTCATGCCCAGCGCGGGCGAGAGCATGTACGCCAAGTGCGTCTTGAGGTGGGCGATGTGATCCTGCTCGGGGAAGACCACGATCGGCTGGCCCATGGTCGCCGCCACGTTCTCGTTGACCGCGTTGCGCTCCTTGGGCTCCACCGCCGGGTTCAACAGCTCCTTGGCGTTGGGGATCTTGAGCGTGTCAAGGATGCGCTCCTCGACCTTCCGCAGGTTGTACAACTGCGGCAGCGCGGCCGCGCGCTGTGCCACCGCCTGCACCTGCGCGAAGCGCTGCGCCTCGCTGAAGATGTTCGGGTCGCTGACCGGCACCACGTCGAGCGGGCCTTCGAAGTCGGCGCGCGTGGCCAGCTCCTCGCCCAGCTCGGCGTCCGTCTCCTCGTCGTCGAGGTACATGGCGTTGAGGCGGTGCAGGATCGACAGCAGCTTCTGCATCGAGTTGTGCAGGCGGGCGTGGATGGCGCTGAACACGACCATGCCCTGCTCGATCTTGGCGAGCGTCGTGCCGACCGGCGCGTTGGCGTTGCCGTCGGCGATGTCCTCCATGCTGGTGCGGATGACGCCCTTGCCCGCATCGACCAAGAAGCCCAGCAGCGAGAACAGCACCGGCGACGGCTGGTTGTAGGGCAGCGGCATGATCAGCTTGCGGATGTCGTCCGCCGCCATGCCGCCCTCGATCTCCATCACCTGCGTCGGCTGGATCTCGAGGCTCTGCCCGCCCTTGCTGCCGCCCTTGAGCTTGAGCATGGTCTGGCTGTTGCTGATGTGCGCGCTGTCGAGCAGGGCGCGCAGTGCGCCCGTCGCGGCGGCCGCCAGACCGCCGACCATGTGCGGCAGGCCGATCGGGTACGCGCCGCGCCACGGCACGAAGGGGAACTCGACGAACCACTGCAGCTCTTCCTGCGCCTCGTCCAGCTCGTCCCAGTTGCGGTAGATGCTGAGCACCTTGCCGCTCGGCTTGTCGATGCTGATGATGTACGGCAGCGCCTCGTCGCCCTCAATCGCGGCGATGGTGTACACCTCGTAGACGGTGCGGAGGCCGTCCTCGTTGTAGCTGGTCTCCTCGCGGCCCTCGATCTTGTTGTTCGCCTTCTCGGCGACGCTGTAGTCGGGCTCCATACTGACCGGGCCGAGATCCACGTCGCGGTACATGCCGCTCTTGACGCGGCGCTGGTAGTCCACGGCCGTAAGATATTGCACGTGCGTCTTGCGCTGCGCCGTGTAGAAGTTGGTTGCAGCAAACGGCAGGTACAGGTCGTCGATCGCGACGAACAGGAACTCAGGCCGGTTGCGGTCTTCCTTCCACGTCACCTTCATGTACTGCGCGCCGCCCAGCGGCACCTGCGTCAGGAGCTGCTCCAGCTCGGCGCGGAACTCGCTGGACTGGACGGTGAGCTGCCAGTTCATGAAGGTGGTCTTGCGCTTGGCCTTCTTGACCTTGTCGGCCGTCACCTCGCCGGGGATCATGTCCTTGACCGGCCCCTGCGGCGGGAACAGCTCCTTGATGGCGCGGGCGGCGAAGTCCACGCACGCCTCGGTCAGCATCGGGTGGACGACCTTGGTCGCGCCGTTGAACTGCGCGCCGCCGGGCGCGTCGTCGCCCAGACCGGTGCGGCGCAGGCCCTCCTCGTACTGCTCGTCGCGCTTCTTGCGCGCTTCCTTGTCTTTGCCGATCAGGTCGAGGTACGACTGCGCCAGCGTCTGCAGCTCGCTCTCGGGCATCTCCTCGGCGAGGTTGGCGAGGAAGTCATCGGAGCGGGGCTCCATGTCGTCATCGTCATCCAGCCGGACGATGGCACCGCCGTCGGGCGTGTCGATCACGTCCTCGTCGTCGGCCTCGCCCAGATCGACCACTTCGGTCTCGGGCAGATCGTCATCGTCTTCCATGCCCGCTCCTTAGACAGCGTACGGATTGCTAACCGGCTTGGGCGGAGGCCCAACAGGTTCATCTTTTTTGGCTTGTACAGCATCCAGTAGGCGTTTGTCCATCATCAGCCTGAGCGCCTGCGAAGTACTGTCCACGTAGTCGTCGTGCTTGATGCTGCCCGGCCCGGTGTACGAGCACAGTTGGTGCAGCAGCGGATCGACCCAGTTGCGCGGCCGGCCGGGGTGTTTGCTGCTCTCGGGCAGCCAGACCATCTTGCGTGCGAAGATCGGCGAGACGATGTGCAGGCGGGTGAGCTTGTCGGCGCGGCCGGGGTTGTAGGCGTAGGCCTCGATGCCCTCACGCTCCAGCATCTGGCGCAGGCTGATGCCTGAGCCCTTGTCTTCGATCAGCAAGATGTCCGGCTTGCGGCCGGACGTGGTGGGCTTTCCGCTGCCGAACAGCGGCTTGATCAGCGCCGTGTCGTCATCGTCCCCGTATGAAACGTTCAGCTCCCGACGAACCTTGCGGATAAGATCCGGGAGCCCCAAGTGCTCCTCCCAGCAGTCCAACAACATCACGTTGTTGCGCTTCTCGTGGAAGAACACGCCCCAGACGCTGCACGCCGTCGGGTCTGGGTCGCCGCTCCGTTTGTCCATGGTCTTCTCGGTGAAGGCCGTGTCGAGCGACATGACGACGAGGTCGAAGCGGGGCAGCGGCTTGTCGTGCGGCCACAGGCGGAACTGCGATCGCTTAACAATTCCGGCCTCCTCAGGATCCACCAATTCTCCCAACGCCTCTTGACGATAGATGACTGTGCCTTCCATCGCCATGATCTGGTCACGGAAGGTTGGCGCGAGGTTGGCCATGTTCGCCATACTGGTGGCGCGGGTGACAGTCACATCCTTGCCGTCTCTGGCGACCAACTGCCGGATCAATTGCTTGGGCTTAGGCGTTGTGGTCGCGACTATGCGCGGGTTCTTGCCGAGGCGCAGGGCGAACATGATCATCTGCCAAGCGTCCTCGTCATACGTCCACGCCGCCAGCTCGTCGGCCCACACGCGGTGCCACTGGCCGCCGCGAAAGCGCTCAGGCTCTGACGCGGGAATGCCCTTGATCAGCGAACCGTTGACCAGCACAATCTCGGACAGCGAGCGGTTGTGATCCTTGATCAACTGGTGCGGTATGCAGTTCAGCAAGCCGCTCTCGCCCTCGAAGCAGGTGTCGCGGATGTCGCCCAGCGTCGGGGCCGTGACCAGCGTTCGCGACCCCGGATCGCGCCAGCCTTCCCACCAAGCCCACTCCGCCGCGCATTTGGTCTTGCCAGCGCCACGGCCGGCAAGCAGCAGCCACGTGCGCCAGTTCCCCTCCGGCTCGATCTGGTGCGCGTGCGCCTGCGCCAGCCACGCCATATGTTTGTCGTAGGCCAATCGTTCGACGGCGGGCAACTGCGCCCGGCGCTGGCGGGCAGCGGCGAACGTCGCTTCGATCTCGTGGCTCTCAGCCAGCAAGGCAGGCCCCATCACTCATCGGGCTGTTTTGCTCGTGCTGCCCGCTTCGCGATCTCCATCGCCTGATCGAGGGGGTCAAGGCTGCCCTCGATCCGCATGACCAACGGGTTCTCGTCATCGCCCGCCGACGCCTTCTCGCGCCAGCGTCCGCGCGTCTTCAGGTAGAAGATCATGGATGTCACATCGCCCGACATGGCCTTCGCGTACAGGTTGCTGGCGATGTTCGCCACGCCGCGAGCGGACGCCTCGTCGAGTTCGTCCCGATAGTATTTGGCGAGGGTGTCGATGCAGATGCCAAGCTCTGCGGCGATCACTTCCTGTGTCGTGCCGACAGCGGCCCACGTCCGCACCTTGGCGCGAAGCTCGTCCGTCGCCTCGTATGGCGGCCGACCCATTTTTTTACTACCGACAATGTCATTGGCCATCTGCATGCTCCGCTTCGTGGCAGGACTACCAGCCACCCACAGATAACACCCAGCCGGCCGAACGACAAGGGGCGGCACTGTGGCCGCCCCGATCGGCTCAGCGGCCGATGTTGGTGATGCCGCCGCGAGGGCCGACCTGAACGTGGGCGGTGTCGCGGCAGAAGATGGACGCCAGCGTTTTTTCGTCGTTTGGCAGGCCAGCTTCGACGTACAGCGTGACATAGCTGTTGCCGTTGTAGCGGCTGATCTTGAGCGTCTTGATCTCTTTGCGATTGCCGGCGGTCTTGGCGATGATGCGCTCGGCAGCTTCGCGTTGAGCAGGAGTGAGATCCGCGAGCGTCACGATCTTGGTGGCGGCGGCGAATTCGGCGAGGAGGGCGTCGAGGTCGGTCATTGGGTGTCTCCGTTTGCTGATAATTGCTTCTCTCACATGCAACGCACCGTTGCAAGCGATATTTTACGAGGTGCAGCACGAGGCGCTGCAGCATCTGCAGCACGACGCATCATGCTGCATCTTCAGCTTCCGGCACAGCATGGAAATCTGCAGCGCAGCACAGCATCTGCTCGGTGCAGCATTTGCAGCAGTGGGGGCCACCCCTAAGGGGGTGTCTCCCCTTGCTGCTGCATAAATGCTGCATTACCCGACCTGCACCATTTGCAGCACGACGCAGCATGCTGCTAATGCTGCATGCTGCAGAGGGATGTAAAAAAGTGCAAATGCTGCAAATTAGGCTATTGCAACCTCACGTTGGTTATGAGAGAAGAGGTCATCAGCAACGACCAACCGGAGACACCCAATGACCAAACTGATCGCCGACATCGAAAGCCACATCGCCGAAGTCACCTGCGGCCGCGAGTGCATCTTCGACGCGGACTTCGTCGCGGTGGCTGTCGCCGCTGGCGCGGTCGACGTGCACTGGGACGAAGACGAGAGCGCGTGGCTGCTGCGCTCGCGTAACGGCACGCCCGTCGCCGCCATCTACACCGACGGTGCTTACATCAACGGCAACCACATCGAAGCCTAATCAGCAACCAAGGAGACACCCAGTGACCGCCTACCGCAACATCGACGCCGACAAGGCCCACCGCAGCTTCAAGCGCCTCAAGGGCCGGCAGGTGCGTATCCTGCAGCGCCACCTGCTCGCGGCCGTTGACCGCGTCATGACCGCCCGCGCCTTCTTCGATCACTCCGGCGACAAGACCCTGCTGCTCCGCAGCCTGTCCGAGGTCTACGCCCTCAACGCTGTGAAGCGTGAGCTGCAGGCGGAGGGCTACTGACATGATCCGCCCCACGCTCAACATCAACGGCAGCAGCCTGACCGACCTCACCCACCCGCGCATCGCCGCCTACGACGCCCTGCAGGCCGCCATCAAGGCGCTGCAGCAGGTGACGCCCAACGGCCGGGACTACCCCGGCGACAACGACCAGTGCGTGGCCGATCGGGACGCGCACTACACCCGCCTCAAGGCGATCCACACCATCGCGGCCGAGCTTGTCGCCGAGGCCGTCAACATCAAGGAGCAGATCAAATGAAGCACACACCCGGCCCATGGTTCGCCGTCTGCCGCATGGTAGAGGTGGACGACGACGACCACGCTGACATCTGCAGCACCAACCCTGACCTGTTCGAGCAGGGGCACCGTGCGCCCCCGATCGAGGAGCAGCAGGCCAACGCCCGCCTGATCGCCGCCGCCCCCGACATGCTCGCCATGCTGCAGGAGGTCGCCGACTACCTCGACTGCTACGCCGACGTGATCGACGGCGACGACGGCCAGCCCGAGGCGAACGAGGCCATGTGGCTGCTGACGGCCGTGACCGATCTCATCGCCTCTGCAACAGGAGAACACCAATGACTGACCGCACACTGATCGGCTTAACCTGCCTCCTCCTCACCTGCGTCGGCCTGCTGCTGTGGGCATCCGCATGGGAGGAGAAGGCCCACCAGCGCGCCGAGGCATACTGTCAGGAGCGCCAGATGCTGCTGGTGGACACGCCCGCAGGCGAGCGCTGCGCGCACGTCTGGGCACTGGAGCCAGCAAGCCGGTGACGGGCGACAACTGGTTGGCTATAGCCATCCTCGCCCTCATGGCCACGGCCGTCTGGATCATCGTCCGGCGGCCGCCCACCACCCCGCAAGATCTCGAGGACATCGACTGGTAAAGGAGCACTGAGCTATGACATACGTTAATCCCGATCCCAAGACGACTAAGGGCGACATCGATTTCCACTTTGATCTCGATAGTGTTGAGACGCTCATCAACAAAGCCGTCTCGCGGTGGCTGCGTAAGCAGCGCCTCGAAATCTATCTCATGGACGGCCACATCGTCGTCTTCCTTGAGGACGCCTTCGCCGAAGACGGCGAACATTACACCTATCGCATTCCCTACGCCGAGTTCTTTGATGAGCGCAATGAAGAGCCGCCCGACCTCACGCAGTTTCTGCTGTTCGGTCTGAAGGTCTATCGCGAGCGGTACGGCCACGATCCCGAAGAGGATGACGCATGACACGCAGACCCATCATCCACAATCGTCGCTTCTACTGGCTCTTTGCCGACGGCCGACGCGAGCCTGTGCAGGTCACTGAGCGGCTGCTGGCGCAGGTGCGGCAGGCGTCCTACCAGACGCAGGTGCAAGCCGCCCAGCGCGCCGCGCAGGAGGCTGAAGCGCCACCCCGCAGCACCAACCCGCCCCGGCCACCCGGCACCATGCCGACGCTGCCGCAGAACGGTTACGACATCGGCAACCGGACGATCAGCGAGTTGGCCCACGACCTCGGCTGGGGCTCAGTGGCGCGCTGCACGGCGGCGCTCAAGGCGCACCGGCCGACCGTCTACGAGGCTGCCCGCGCCAACGGCAAGGCGCGGGCCTACGCCAACCTGAGACAAGGGCAACCGGCATGACCACAGTCGCAGGACGCTACACCTTTGAGGTGACGCAGCCACCGGGCCAGCAGCCGCCGGTCGCGGGCGGCCAATGCGTCAACTTCGACGACGCCATGCGCGAGGCTGGCCACTACCACCGCATCTATGCTCAAGACGGCAAGGCGCGCGTCGAGGTGTACGAGGACAGGGGCGGCGGCAATAGGATCTTGCACCTGATGGCCACCGCCGGGAGGGTGCAGCCGTGACTAGACCCATCTACGAGAGCGACGCCGATCGCAGCAATCAGGCCAGCGTCGTGGCCAAGCTGGAGCGCGCCTTCGGTCTGACGGCCACTGCGCCCCAAGACCGCTTCGCGCCGTACGACGCCGTCTTCCGCTTCACGCACCGGCCCTGCGTCGTGGAGATCAAGGTGCGCCGCAACGCGCGTGCCAAGTACGACACGTACATGCTGAGCGCGGGCAAGTACAACGCGCTCTGCGAGGTGGACGCCAACGCCCTACTGGCGGTGCAGTGGACGGATCAACTGGGCGTCGTGCAGCTCCCCGTCGAGCACACCGTCACCACCGGCGGCCGCTCAGACCGGGGCGACAGCCGCGACATCGAGCGCGTGGTGCTGATCCCGATCGAGGCGTTTATTCCGGTGCCTTAGCGGCGCGCAGGGCGTCATCATACTCCCGCTCGCGCCGGGCGATGATCGACGCGAACTGGGCGTAGACGGCCTCGACGGCCCGGCCCACGGCCACGTCCCGCGCCTCCAGCGCGACGTGCAGCTTCTCCAACGCCTCTTGCGCCTTCTTCATGACACCTCCTGCTCAGCCAGATAGTCTGCGTGGTCGTCCACGACCACCTGCCCGCGCCACATCGCGCGACCCTCGATCACCTCGCAGATCTCTGGCGGCAGCAGCCGCCCGTCCTTGAAGGTGAGCACGGCGAAGCCGGCGCAGGCCGGGCTGTAGCCGTTCTCGGCGTACTCGAACTGGGGCCCGGTGGGCTCGGCCAGACAGCCGGTCTGCACGCCCCACCGGCGGCCGCGATAGTCGCCCCAAGGCTTGACCTCAAGGATGTGCGTGTGGCCGGTCAGCATGCTGACGCCGCTCTTCAGCGTGTTGTTGTAGGCGCTATGCACGCCGTTCGCCTGCCGGTGCTTGACCATGACCGGGTGGCTGCTGGCGCGATTGAGCCAGCACGACCACGTCAAGTCCCATTCTGGGAAGTGCTCGGCGAGGCGCATTCCCGGCACCCCCTCGAACATCGGCACCTGCGTCGCGAGGCGGCGCTCGAAGTTCATCTCGTGGTTGCCGACCGTGTATATCGACCGCACGCCCGTGCGCGCCGGCTTGGCCGCCATGCGCCAGCGGTGCAGTGCGTCAGTGACGCAGTCCAGCTCCTCCTTGACTGTCGGCCGGTGCTGCCAGCCGAACGGGTCGTGCCGGTTGGTGCTCGCGCCGTCCAGCCAGTCGCCGTTGGCGATCAGCATACGCACGGCCTTGCCGAGGTCGGCGGTCACCAACAGCAGGGCCTTCATGGCGGTGGTGTCGGGGCCGGGCCAGATATGCGCGTCGGATCCGACCACGACGACGCCGTCGCGCATCTCGCAGTTGATCACCTTTTTGTACGTTGAACGGGTTATAGGGGACGTGGACGCCTTGACGGTGGGCAGATCGATGCCCTTGGCGGTCAGGGCGTTGCGCCGGGCGTAGATGTTGCGCTCGGAGGTGCCGAGCTCTCGAGCGACGGCGGCCGGGGAGAAGTTACATCGCTCCCACGCGTCTATCAAAACTTCGTCGGGGATCGTGTCTTTGCGCGCGGCCATAAACATCCCTTTGAAAAAGGCTCGCTCGCGCCCTTAGCACAAAAATTGTTACTTAAAAATGTCTATTGCAATCGGCGATTGCATCTGCCACAACAACAGGCCCATCAGCAAACGGAGAGACCGACATGAGCATCTGCGATATCCTCAACCCTTGGGGCGCGCTGCGCGAGGCCCGCTGGCTCGTAGCCAGTCAGAAGCGCGAGATCGAGGCCCTGTACGTCAAGCTCGGCGAGACCGAGCGCAAGGCGTCCAACTCCGCAACGGACGGCCTCGTCATCCGCGTCCTGCGCTCCAAGATCGAGCGTCTGGAGGACACCCTCAAGCAGGCGCACTTCCGCGACCCGAAGACCGGCCGCCTCGGCCCGAAGGGAGTGCGGAAATGATCGCCGAGGCACGCGAGGCCTTCGCCCAGCGCGATCGGCTGCAGGCCGAGCTGGACGCCGTCAACGACCGGCTGGTCAAGCTCAAGTCGCAATACATGCAGGAGACGCACATCTGGGGCATCCGGGATGAGCGCTTCCGTCACGAGATCAACAAACTGGAAGACGCATGACAAACCGAATTGACGCCATCAATCTCGCCATCGCCAAGGGCGGCGGCATCGTCCGCTTCGCAAAAAGCATGGGCGTGTCGCATCAGGCGGTCTACGCGTGGAAGCGCAGAGGCTGGGTGCCGGTGGAGAAGGCCGTCGTGATCGAGGCCGCCTACGGCGTCCCGCGCGATGACCTGATGAGCCCCGACCTCGTCCGCGCGCTTGCTGCCCCGAGTGCCAGCGCCGACCTGCTGTAACAGGAACACACCACATGCGTTACGGATCCGTTTGCAGCGGCATTGAGGCCGCGACAGCCGCGTGGCACCACATGGCTTGGGAACCCGCCTTCTTTTCGGAGATTGAGGCGTTCCCCCGTGCAGTGCTGTCCCATCACTATCCTGAAGTCCCGCTGCACGGCGACTTCACGACAATTGAGAAGAACCAGTATGGCAAAATCGACCTCCTTGTTGGCGGCACACCCTGCCAATCCTTCAGTGTCGCCGGTCTCCGAGGTGGATTGGACGATCAGCGTGGTAACCTCGCCCTCGAGTTTTGTAGACTTGCTCAGCGTGAGCAGCCTCGTTGGATTGTCTGGGAAAATGTCCCCGGCGTCCTGTCATCGGGAGGAGGACGGGACTTTGGTTCCATCCTCGGGGCGCTGGAAGAGCTCGGGTATGGCCTCGCGTACCGAGTGCTTGACGCTCAGTACTTCGGAGTGGCCCAGCGCCGCCGTCGTGTGTTCGTTGTCGGATACCTTGGAGACTGGCGACCTGCCGCAGCGGTTCTTTTTGAGCGCCACAGCATGTCAGGGCATCCTGCGCCGAGCCGAGAAGCGCGGCAAGACGCTGCCAGCGGCGCTGCAGCGGGCGCTGGAGAGCGTGGCGATGCCGGAGGGGAGCGACCTACTGTAGACTGGCCCGCAAACTTAGCCTGCACCCTTGACACTGACTTCGCCAGCAAGTGGGGACAGAACAACCAGCACGTCAACGCAGGCTGCCCGCTATTCGTGCCTGACAGCGTTGGCACACTCCGCACCAAGCGCCCCGGCGAGGGCGGTGTGCAAGGCGACTTCGACCACATTGTGCCGGTGGTCAGCCCTGCTTTGAACACGCAGAGCGAATCGCATCACGCGCCGGACACAAAGGCGTACGTGGCCTTTGCCCAGAACACACGCGATGAAGTGCGTCTGGTCGGCGGCGATGGGCAGATCGTTGGCGCGCTGGCCGCGCAGCCGGAAATGAAGCAGACGAGTTACATTGCCTTCAGCAAAGGCGACCACGGAGCTGACGCAGGCGACAACATCTGCCCGACTATCCGCAAGGGTGGAGACGGCGGCGGCAATATGCCAGCCGTGGCCTACTCCATCATGCCGATGAACAGCGGCAAGGACTACAAGGCCCGCGAGACTGAGGTGGCGCAGCCGATCATGGCGGGAGGCCCAGTGAGTGGCAATCAGGGCGGCGACTTCGTTGTCACGCCGTTTGACACCACCCAGATCAGCAGCCCGCACAACTACAGCAACCCGCAATCCGGCGATCCGTGCCACCCACTGGCGGCGGGCGCGCATCCACCTGCGGTGGCGTTTGAAGCTAATATGTCTTTTGCAACTCCAGACACAAGCGGCGTCAATCCAACTTTAACGCGTCGGCATCACGCATCTGTAGCGATTGCATCCGCCGTCCGCCGCCTGACCCCGGTGGAGTGCGAACGGCTTCAGGGCTTCCCCGACAACTTCACCGGCATCCCGTGGAAGAAGAAAGGGCCAGAGCATTGTCCTGACGGCCCGCGCTACAAGGCGCTGGGCAACAGCATGGCGGTGCCGGTGATGCGCTGGATAGGCGAGCGCATCCAGATCGTCGACGATTTAATTTCACTGCTGTGAGCGAGGACGACATGGCCAGCGTCAGGGCAATTGCGCCCAAAATCCGCGCCGTTGAGGTGCCGGCGGAGCTGCGGCTGATCCCCGGCTGGCTTATCTGGCGCTTCGAGCAGTACCCCGACGAGATCAAGCCCCGCAAAGTGCCATACTGGACAAACGGCACGATCCGGCACGGCCAACAGGGCTCGCCGATCGACCGCGAGCGACTGACGACGTTTGCCGCAGCGCGCGACGCGGCCGCGCGCATGAACTACGAGGGCGTCGGCTTCGCGCCGCTGCCCGATTTTGGCTATACCTTCCTTGACTTCGACAACTGCGTCGGGGCGGACGGTGAAATACCGACTGAGATCGAGCGCATCATTGCCCGGACATATGCCGAGTTCAGCCCGAGCGGTAAGGGCATTCGCGCCGCCCTGAAGGGCAATCTGGGCAATCACAAGAGCAAAGTAGCGCCCGACCGCTACGGCTTTGAGACCTTCAGCTCCAGTGGCTTTGTGACCTTCACCGGCAACATCGTGGCCGGCTGTGAGCTGATCGGCCTTGGGAACACGGTGGCTGGGGTTGACCAGCACGTCATCGACCTGTGCGAACGCCGCTTCGGCGGCTCCCTCATCAACAACGTCGTTGACCCCGACGACTTCATGGCCGGCCGCGAACCGCGACTGGGCCTGACGCCCGAGCGCATGGCCGAGCTGGTCAACAGCCTCGACCCGAACATGGGGAGGGACGACTGGATCAAGGTCGGGATGGCCCTGCACCACGAGTGCGACGGCGACGACACCGGCTTCGAGCTGTGGGACGAATGGTCGCAGGACGGCTACACCTATGTCAGCACCGAGGCCATGCGCGGCCAGTGGGACAGCTTTGAGCGGCGCAAGGGATCGAACCGGCGGCAAGTCACAATGGCCTCGGTGATGAAGATGGCCAAGGAGGCCAACCGCGCAGCCGAGCCACCCAGCCGCGAGGAGGTGCTGGCCAAGGCCGAGGCGATCATGGCTGATCTGCCGACGAAGAGCCTCGGCCGCTTCGGCCCGGTGCCGATCTACGACCTGACCCAGCGCGAGCCCATGGGCTGGCTGATCAAGGGCGTGCTGCCCAAGGCCGAGCTGGGCATCCTGTTCGGTGCGTCGGGCAGCGGCAAGACATTCGTCGCCCTCGACCTCGCCTTCGCGATCGCGCGCGGCAACGCGTGGCGCACCCGGCGCACGGTCAAGGCGCGGGTGGTGATCATCGCCGCCGAAGGCGGCTCCGGTCTGGGCAAGCGCGCTCAGGCCTACGCCCAGCACCACAACTTCGACCTGCACGGCCTGCACGGCTTGCACGTCATCACGGCCGCGCCGAACTTTCTGGACGGGGACGACATCTCCGAAGTGATTGCCGAGATCAAGAACCTCGGCCCGGTCGATCTGATCATCACCGACACGCTGGCGCAGGTGACGCCGGGCGCGAACGAAAACACCAGCGAAGACATGGGCCGGGCGCTGGGCAACATCAACCTGCTGCACGACGCCACCGGTGCCATGAACCTCGTCGTCCACCACGCCGGCAAGGATCTCAGCAAAGGCTCGCGCGGCTGGTCGGGTCTCAAGGCGGCCGCCGACGTGCAGATCGAGGTGCTGCGCCACGATAACGGCGACCGGGAGATTGTGATCGAGAAGATGAAGGACGGCGAGGACGGCTTGCGCTGGGGCTTCAAGCTGGAGACCGTCCTGCTGGGCCTCGACGACGATGGTGACGACATCACGAGCTGCGTCGCGGTCGAGGTCGATATCCGACCGGCGGCGGCCCCCGAAGACAAGAAGGGCGTGAAGCGTCGCGGCCGCCTTGAGACCCACCTGCTGGAGGTGATGACCCTGTTCCCGGCGGATGCAGTTATTCGCGCGGAGGATCTGATCCGCAAGGCTTGCGATACTTTACCACCGCCCGAACCGGGCAAGCGTGACATCCGTCGCCAATCTGTTGTCCGGGCAATTCAGGCACTTAGCAAGGAGAAGGACGGCCCACTGCGGATGGAAAACGGGATTGTAATTTTTTACGAATAAGGGCTTGCAATGCGAGATTGATAAGTTCATATGGGTATGTATCAGCAACCCCAAGGAGAGACCCACATGGCTACCCAGCCCAACACCATCGACCTCGCCGCTTCGGTCGTCGACCGCCTCGGCAGCATCAAGGCCCAGATCGCCGAACTGAAGGCGGTCGAGGCCAACCTGATCGCGCTCATCGTCAACACCGGCGACACCGCCATTGACGGCAGCCTGTTCCGCGCCACGGTGTCGGAAGTGGCCGAGCGCCAGTCGCTCGACGCCAAGGCCGCCGAAGTCAAGCTGCGTGAGTTGGGCGTGGACGGCCGTTGGTTCAGCAAGAACCAGAAGGTCAGCAAGGGCTACACGACCGTCAAGGTCGTGGCGCGCAAGGCCTGATCCGATGATCAAGGCAGCAAACTATTACAAGCTCGGCAAGGGCCGCGCGGTGGTTCAAATTGAGATCATCGATGCGGGCCGCCGCACCCACCTGTGTGAACACGCCGTCGAGGGCAAGCGCGAGGCTCGCCTCGTTGCCGCCCAGTACAACGCTGAACCATGGAACTTTTGAGGGGAGACGAAAGATGAACGACCGGAACTACTGGCGCACCTGCGAGATGTTTGACCTGATCGAGGCCGCCTTCGAGAGCGACAACGAGCTGGCCATCGTGCTGGCTGAGCGTCTGGAAGACATGGATACCGAGGCGCAGGAGGCACTGGCCGACTGGAGGCAGCGCGCCGAGGACTTGCAGATCGACTGCACCCAGCTCGACGACAAGGTCTACGAACTGCGCGCCGAAATCGAGAAACTGGAACTGATGATCGCCGAACGCGATCGCATCATTGAGGAGCTGAAGAATGTATAAGATCGAGATCACCGCCGACACGCTCGCTGAACTGGCCGGTAAGGTCATGTCGCTGGCCGTCAAGCTGCACCCCATTGCAGATGTCGAACGCGCCTACGCGCCGCCGGCCGAGCCCGTTGAGATCAACCCGGTTGCGCCCGCAGCACCTGCGCCTGTGGTCGAGGCTCCTGCGCCTGTGGTCGAGGCTCCTGCACCCGTGGCCGACGCACCTGCGCTCAGCTTCGAGCAGGACGTGGCACCCGTGGTGCTGCGCGCCGTGGCCACGAAGAGCAAAGCATTCGTCGAGGGCGTCATGACCGAGTTCGGCGTGGCACGCGCCTCGCAACTGGACGCATCGCGCTGGGCCGAACTGATCGACCGTCTGGAGAGCCCCTTCTGATGGCACACGCAAAACTCAGCCCGTCGGGAGCGCATCGCTGGATGCGCTGCCCCGGCAGCGTCGCCCTTGAGGCGGCATTCCCCGACCAGAGCAGCTCCTACGCCGCCGAGGGCACGCTGGCGCACACGCTCGCCAGTGAGTACCTCGACGGCACCGGCAAGCACCCGTCGCAGCGCGTCGGCGAGCAGCACGACGTGGACGGCTACATCTTCACCGTTGACCAGACCATGGCCGACTACGTGGACGACTACATCCGCCTCGTGCGCGACTACGGCGAGCGCGGCCTGCTGCTTATCGAGCAGCGCGTGCCGATCGGCCACCTCACGGGCGAGCAGGGTGCCACCGGCACCAGCGACGCCATCGTCGTGGACACGGCCAACCGCGTGCTGACCGTGATCGATCTCAAGTACGGCATGGGCGTCAAGATCGATGCCGATAGCGAGCAGTTGAAGATGTACGCTCTGGGCGCACTGGAGCAGTGCGACCAGCTCGGCGAGTTTGACGATGCTTGCATGGTCATCCACCAGCCACGGCTCAACCACGTCTCCGAGCACTGGCTGCCGGTCGCTGACCTGCGGGCCTTCAAACAGCAAGCCGCCGAGGCGGCTGAAGCCGCGCGCCAGCCTGACGCACCGCTCGTGCCGGGCGAGAAGCAGTGCCGCTTCTGCAAGGCGAAGTCCACGTGCCCGGCGCTTGCCGCCGAGGTGAGCGAGATCGTCAGCGGATCCGCCACGCTTGATGAGTTCGTCACGCCGGACATGACGACGGGCGACAACTACCTGTCGATGGCCATGTCCAAGGTCGAGCTGGTCGAGCACTGGTGCTCGGCCGTCCGCGCCGAGGTCGCGCGCCGCCTGCTGGCCGGCCAGTCGGTTGACGGCTTCAAACTGGTCGAGGGCAAGCGGGGCAACCGCAAGTGGAACAGCGACGCCGAGGTCGAGGCCCTGTTCAAGAGCTTCCGGCTGCGGCAGGATGAGATGTACGACTACAGCCTGATCTCGCCGACCAAGGCGGAGAAGCTGCTCAAAGACACCCCCAAGCGCTGGGAGCGGGCACAGGCCCTGATCTCCCGCGCCGAGGGCAAGCCATCTGTGGCACCCGCCACGGATAAGCGGCCAGCACTGGCCGTTCAATCGGTCGCGGACGACTTCCGCGATTTAACTGCAAACTGAAAGTGAACAAAATGGCTACACGTATCATGCTCAAGGGCGTCACTCTGTCGTTCCCGGCGATTGCCGAACCGCAGGCGTTTGGCGAAGGCGACCCGGCCTACGGCGCAAAGTTCGCCATCAAGCCGGGCAGCGAACAGCACAAGGCGCTTGAGGCTGCCATCGCCGCCGAGGCCGACGAGGCGTGGAAGGACAAGGCCGAGAGCGTCCTGAAGATGCTGGAAGAGGACGGCAAGGTCGCCTTCGTCAAGAAGGTCTACCGCTCGAAGAAGACCGGCGAGGCCTATCAGGGCTTTGACGGGCAGCACTACCTGTCCACCCGCAACGCCAAGACCCAGCCGACCGTGTTTGATCAGTACGGCAAAGAGGTGATGGGTAAGGGCCCGATTGAGCGGCAGGCCCACAGCGGTGCCGTCGTCAACGCCTCGGTCGAGGTGTGGGCGCAGGACAACAAGTGGGGCCGCCGCATCAACTGCTCGCTGCGCGGCGTCATGCTGACCGGCGAGGGCGAGAACCTCGGCGGTGGCTCGGCTCCGGCGTCTGCGGACGAGTTCGCGTCGCTGACCAAGGTCGCTCCCGACGCGGCCGACTTCCTGTGAGCGAGGAGGGACACAACAGCGCAGGCGAACAACTGCGCCTCCTGATCGAGCGCATTGAGACGCTTGAGGCGGAGAAGAAGGGCATCGCGGACGACATCAAGGACATCTACACCGAGGCCAAGGCCCGTGGGTATGATGCCAAGATCCTCCGCGAGGTCGTCCGTCTCCGCAAGATGGCCAATGACGATAGGAACGAGCACTTCGCCCTGCTCGAGACCTACGCAAAGGCTATTGGCATGGATCTCCTGTAGGTCTATAGAACCAGCGCGCCTGCCCTGTTTCTCCCCCTTGGCGGGGCAGGCGCGCCTCTGTTCTGGTGAGCCGCGCGTGGGTGCGGGGTCTCCTGCGTTGCTGATACACGAAGCGCGCGGCTCTCCCGAACAGAGGACATCATGAGCACACTGTACCTCGATCTCGAAACATTCTGCGAAACCAAGATCACCTACGGCGCGTACCGCTACGCGGAGGACGCCGAGGTGATGCTGGTGGCGTGGGCGATGGACAGCGATCCTGTTGCGGTCTGGGACACGCAGGATCTCGTGCATTGGCGTCACGCGCTGCAGAACATCATCGACAAGTCTGATCGCGTCGTGATCCACAACAGCAACTTCGACCGCACCGTCCTGCGCGAGCAGGGCGTCCACATCCCCGTGGAGAAGGTCATCGACACGATGGTGCTGGCCCTGCAGCACAGCCTGCCCGGCTCTCTGGGCCAGCTCTGCGACGTGCTGCACGTGCCGCAGGACAAAGCCAAAGACAAGGCAGGCAAAAAGCTGATACACTTGCTGACGAAGCCGAGGCCCAGCAACGTCAAGATACGGAGAGCCACCCGTGACACACATCCCGCCGAGTGGGTCGCCTTCGTCGAGTACGCCCGGCTGGATGTGGACGCAATGCGAAGCGTACTTGGACGACTGCCATCATGGAACGATTGTGATCGTGAGCGGCTCCTGTGGCAGTGTGATCAAAGAATTAATGACCGTGGTGTCGCCGTTGACCGAGAGTTTGCACGAGCAGCTCTACGAGCTTTCGATCGAGCTGGACGATCTCTGGCCACTCGTGCAGCCGATCTGACCGGCGGCAGCGTCACGTCCGCCACGCAGCGCCAGCGCCTGCTCGACCACCTCAAGGACGCCCACGGCTTCGAGACCGAGGATCTGACGCGCGCCACGCTCGGCAACCTGCTCGACGGAGACCTCGACCCGCAGGTGCGCGAGCTGCTGGAGATCCGCCAGCAGGCGGCCGCGACGAGCCCGGCTAAGTACAGTGTGCTGCTCAACGCCACGAACAAGGACGGCCGCCTGCGCGGCCTGATCCAGTTCTGCGGCGCGGCGCGCACCGGGCGTGACGCCGGCCGCCTGTTCCAGCCGCAGAACCTGCCGCGCAGCCCCGACTGGTTCGATGACGACGTGCAGGCGACGACCGTGGCCGCCATGAAGGCGGACTGCGAGCACCTGATCTGGGACAACGTCAGCGAGCGCTGCGCCTTCGCCGTGCGCGGGGCGCTGGTCGCCCCCGAGGGCACCAAGCTGGTCATCGCCGACCTGTCCAACATCGAGGGCCGCGTGCTGGCGTGGCTGGCCGGCGAGGACTGGAAGGTCACGGCGTTCAAGGCCTACGACCGGGGCGACGGGCACGACCTGTATAAGGTGACCGCCGGCCGCATCCTCGGCAAAGATCCGGGCCTCATCACCAAGGCCGAGCGCCAACTGCAGGGCAAGGTGCCCGAGCTGGCGGGAGGCTATCAGGGCGGCGTCGGCGCGTACCGCAAGATGGGCGGCAAGGTGTTCGACGCGATGACGGACGAGGCCATCCAAGAGATCGTCTCGGCGTGGCGCAAGGCCCACCCGTGCACGCGCAACCTGTGGTACGACATGGAGGCGGCCGCGCGGTCAGCCATCAACAAGATGGGCGAGAGCTTCGCCGTGCGCGACCTGATCACGTTCGACGTGAAGCCGGACGGGCAGGGCATCGCGTGGCTGCGGATGAAGCTGCCGAGCGGCCGCTACCTGTGCTACCCGCGCCCGGAGGCGTCGGCCAGCGGCAGCCTGTCCTACGAGGGCATGAACCAATTCACCCGCAAGTGGGAGCGCCTCGACACGTACGGCGGCAAGCTGGTCGAGAACGCCGTGCAGGCCATCGCCCGCGACGTGTTCATGTCCGGCATGCTGCGCGCCGAGGAGGCCGGCTACAGCGTCTGCATCCGCGTGCACGACGAGCTGGTCTGCGAGACGCCGGACGAGCCGGCCTACACCAGCGAGGGGCTGGCGGCGATCATGTCCACCAACCCGAGCTGGTCGGCCGGCCTGCCGCTTGCCGCCGCCGGCTTCGAGGCGTATCGTTACCGCAAGGACTGATGTTTACGCAGCTCAACCCCTCGATCCCAATGGACACGCCCAAGGGTCGCGGTCTGGCGCTGGCCGTGATCGACTACGGGCAGGAGCACAACCTGCTGTGGGTTGTGACTTTGAACACATCCGGCGAGATTTGGTGCGTCCCTAACAGCGACGCGCGCGTGACGCCGAACTGGTCGGCCGGAAGGCAGCCGGAGTGACGCCCGCCGGCAAGCTGCAGGAGCACCTGAAGCGCGTCGTGCAGAAGAGCGGCGGCCAGTACCGCAAGGCGCGCTGGGAAGGCCGCCGGGGCTGCCCTGACTGCTTCATCTGGTGGGAGTGGCCGCGCGCCGCCTTCATCGAGATCAAGGCCGACGACGACCGGCTCAGCGGCCACCAGCAGCGCGAGATCGAGCGCATGCGCGGCGACGGCGTGCCGGTGTTCATCGCCCGGTCAATTGAGAACATCGACGAGATCGTAAAAAAAGTTCGGGAGGGGATTGCAACTTAGAGTTGTGCAACTTATGTGTCGAATGTCAGTAACAAAAAGGAGATCCTGACATGACACAGACTATCCAAGACATGGCCTTCGAGCGCGCCCTGCGTATGCTCGACGCGGCCGGCGCTCAGTACGCCATCGTGTACAACGGCGAGACGTACGGCACTCTGGAACTGGCACCGCCGCCCAAGGTCAGGCGCAGGGGCCCCGGCCCCTACCCGCGCGGCGCGACGCGCGCGCACTTCCTGCCTTACATCGGGGAGCTGGAGCCCGGCCAGTCCGCGCAGATCCCCTACGCCGACTTCGACGTAAACATTCTGCAGAGCAACGTCGCGGCATTTTGCTCAACCCAATGGGGCACTGGGAGCGCCATGGTGCGGCGGTTCGAGGACGAGGGCGAGCTGCACATTCTGCGCTTCTTCTGACATCGGGGCGGCCTTCGGGTCGCCCCAAACTTTTTTGCATTTGGGGGTTGCAATCATACGTTGCACGTGCGAATAGAGTACATCAGCAACGGAGACCCTGACATGCAGATCGTCATCAACACCAACTACGACCTGACCCCCGCCGGCAAGCGCGTCGCCCGCGTCGTCCAGACCTCGCGCGGTGGCCGTCAGCTTCGCTGGTATGTCGGCGGCCGCCTGTACTGGAAGGGCGCTCCGTCTGAACACACCGCCGAGTGGCTCGCAGGCGAAGGTGGCCCGCTCCACCGGCCGCAGCCTTGGGAAGCACTGTGACCTTCAAGCCGCACGACTACCAGAGGGAGGCCCTCGCGCACCTGTACAAGGAGCGCAGGGCCGCCCTGTGGATGCCCATGGGCGGCGGCAAGACCGTCACCACCCTGACGGCGCTGGAGGCGCTCTCCGTGGTCGAGGACGTGTACCCAGTGCTGGTGCTGGCACCGCTGCGCGTGGCGCGCTCCACGTGGCCGGACGAGGTCAAGAAGTGGCCGCACCTGTCGCACCTGCGCGTCAGCGTCATCACCGGCACGCCGAAGCAGCGTCAGGCGGCGCTTGACACGCCGGCCGACATCTACACGACCAACTACGACAACCTCGTCTGGCTGCGCGAGGCGCTCGGCGACGCGTGGCCGTTCATCACCGTGGTCGCCGACGAGTTCACCCGGCTGAAGAGCTTCAGGCTGCGTCAGGGCGGCTCACGGGCGCGTGCGCTGGGTCAGGTGGCCCACACGCACGTCACGCGCTTCATCGGCCTGACAGGCACCCCTGCGCCCAATGGCGTTAAAGACCTTTGGGGGCAGAGCTGGTTCCTTGATCAGGGAGAGCGGCTAGGCCGCACGTTCAGCGCCTTCAGCGAGCGCTGGTTCCGCAAGGGCTACGACGGCTACAGCCTCGTGCCCTACGACCACACGCAGGAGGAGGTGCAGGAGCGGCTCAAGGACATCTGCCTGACCGTGCGCGGCCTGCCCGTCGATGAGCCCATCACCAGCCCGATCTACATCGACCTGCCGCCGGCGGCGCGCCGCGCGTATGACGAGATGGAGGAGGAGATGTACACGATCCTCAACAGCGAGGGCGTCGAGGCAGCCAACGCGGCGGTGCGGACGCAGAAGTGCTTGCAGCTCGCCAACGGGGCGCTGTACACCGATGAGTACGGCAACTGGGAGGCGGTGCACGATGCCAAGCTGGAGGCGCTGGACAGCGTCATTGAGGAGGCCAATGGCGCGCCCGTCTTGGTGGCCTACAATTTCAAACACGACTTGGCCCGGCTACGCAAGCGCTACCCTAAAGGCCGGGTGCTGGACGCTGACCCTGATACGATCAAACAGTGGAACCGGGGGGAAATCGAACTACTTTTCGCTCACCCTGCATCGGCGGGCCACGGCCTGAACCTCGCGGACGGGGGCAACATCCTCGCCTTCTACGGGGTCAACTGGAACCTCGAGGAGCACATGCAGATCATCGAGCGCATCGGGCCGATGCGGCAGGCGCAGGCCGGCTACGATCGGCCGGTGTTCGTCTACCCGATCCTCGCCCGCGACACGGTGGATGACCTCGTCATGGATCGTCTCACGTCGAAGAAGAGCACGCAGGAGATCCTGCTGGAAGCAATGAAGCGGAGGAAGAAATGAGCTACACCTGTTCGGTATGCCTCGCAGTGCACGATAAGATCTCGGGGGTCATGGCCTGCGTCCATTCGCATGAGCCGGCCAAGCTGACCGGCGGTAGCACCGACTACTACAAGGTGCGCGTCGATCGGCCCACGTCCGGCGGCGAGCCGTACACGGCCGAGTGCAACGACATCATCGAGGCGCTGAACATGGAGTATGACGTGGCCAACGCCTTCAAGGCGGCGTGGCGCGTCGCGGCGCTGCGGCAGGGCCGGGGCAAGCCGGGTCAGGACAGCGCGGTCTACGACGGCGAGAAGATCGTCTTCTTCGGCCAGCGGATCATTGAGAGGAGCAAGTGATGAACGAAGAAAATCAAGAGGTTAATCAGGCGGGTATCGAGGAGGCGCAGGAAAATGCGTATGAGCTGGCTAACGATGCCATTGCCGCCGCCACTAACGGGGATGCGGCGGGAGCGCTGGCGTTGCTGAAAGTGTTGGCGTGGGAGATAGAGACGATCCTCAATAAGGGTCATCGATCTTGGACAGATAGCGCATGAGCCGATCGTAGGCCTCGGGGGTCATGTCTTGGATCGGCTTCTGAAACTCAAGTGACCTGAGATCAGAGCCTGCGGGCAAGCCCGCTTCCCTGCGTTCTTTAATGAAGTCACTGAACATAGTGCTGAACGGAACAAGCGGCCCGCGTCCCCCAAACTTACCTGTCAAGTCTTCGAGATAGGATCTATTCTTGATGCTGCTGTCTAGTTTTTGAAGGCTTTCAGGGCCCAGTTCTACAAAGGAGTAACCAGAAACGCCAGACGGTACGTCAACAAGATTGGGATCGGTGAGCCCAAAA